AAGCAATAGCTTCTGGTTCTTGTACCAGCAATGAGCTGATGGTCCTTCCGTTGATGGTCTTGCCTGTGCCAAATGAAATTTGGCCATCTGTGATGTTGATGTCTGTTTTCTTTAGAACTCCATCAAATTGGCTGATGATCGTTGCCACTTGCCCATCGACTGTGCTTTGGTAGTTTGCAAAGCGCCCGTTGATACTATCCTTGAAATCATCTAACTTGTCATTAAGGACAGAATTTTGACTGGACAGCTTCATTCCAAACTCTGTGGAGAATGTTGTGAACTGCCCATCAATCCCTTGCTTGAATTCGGCAAGTTTAGCTTCAATCACTGATGAACCATCATCTGTTGGTGGTTGGTAGGCTCTCTTGATAGATCCTTCATAAACATCAATATCCCCAAAATAGAGACTTGCTGGCTGTCCATTTGATGATCCAGTGTTGTCGAATCGCAAAAATGCCTCATCATATTCCTCAGAATTGACTGTGAAATAGTAGCGTGTGATTCTATCTTGTGGGATGGCGATCTTGTCAGCAAGCGTGAATACTTTTGTAAAATTCCCCGTCTCACCTTTCTTCCTTGCCAAAAAGTAGAATGTGGCAGCTTTAAGATTGCTTGAACCAATTGCATCAAATGAAATAGTGTAAGTTGTATTTCTTTTGGTGTTGAAGCGTTGTGATGCTGCTGCTTTAGTAGTGTCACTTGCATTTTCAATCTTAAAGAGTTTTCTGGATTCATTGTAGTAGAGTGGATTAGTTGATACCGTTACTATTGGAATCAATCCGGGATCATAATATCCCCACCCCTCTACATCTTGAGGATTGCCACTGTTCTTGAGCAGATTCTCACCAGCTTGAACGATTTCATCAAATCTTCTTGTAATTCCAGCTACATCTTCAGTGTATTGAGCTTTAGCAACATATCCTTGTTCTAGAATCTGCCTTGTTGCTTTCAAAGCGTCTACAGCAGCTTTTTCAGAGTAGGTCAGCATTCGTTGCTCAAGTTCACCGGATGGACCAGTTTTGGTCTCTAATTTTGTTAATTGAGTAGATAGGCCTTCCACTGTCTTCTCAAAAGTAGCCTGTGCTTGCTCTACTAAATAATTTTGATCTTCTGGTGCAGGTTGCCACAAGCGGTCATTTGTACCTTCATAGAAGTCAAGTTCTGTTAAGAATAGACCGCCCCACCGGTTCGGGTCATATCTTAAATACTCAAATTGTAAGTAGCCATCATCAAAATCACCCACGTTAAATTTAAAGGATCTCTTAACAGCTTTTGAGTTATTAAAAATAGGACTACCGGCCCCCTCAAAAATGACTTGTTTTTCTTCAAAGTCCGCTGTGTTTCCTTTTTTGCGCTTGCAAAAATAAATCTTGAAACTTTTTGAATTATTGTCAAAACCAAGCATATTTAACATATAATTAGCGCTACGTTTCACAATAAAGCGCGGACTTTTAACAACTGCACTAGGTTTTAATTCAAACATTCGTTTTTGACCATTGAAGTAAAATTGGTGAGCTGTGAAGCTTAATCTTCCATTAGCCTCTTCCCAATATTTCAAGCCTTCATCTGCTCTTGAGTTCCTAAGCATGTTAGGGCCACCGCCAGCCCCTATTGAAGTGAATTCTTCTTTGACTCTGTTCACTGTCTGCTCAACATAAGAGCGATCTGCTTTGCCAGTGGCCACATTAGTGAGGTCAGAGATGGCTTTTTCTGTGGTCTGCTCGAATCTGGATTGTGCGCCTTGTACCCCAACAAATTGGCTTTGCGTTTGAGCTTTGAAGTCATTGATCAGCTTTTGGATATCAGCATCACTGGTTTTTAATTTGTCAGTAGTAGCTTGCAAACCTTCCATTTTGACTTCAATGCCATTGTATTGAGCTTTGAACTCTTCTACAATTTCATTTTTGTTCTTCTGATTAGCAGCATTGATCTTCTCAGTGACTTGAGCTGAGATTTCCTCTTTGACCACTTCAGCCTGAGCCTTGGCTTCCTCAATGCCATCTGTGATCTCTTTCTTCAAGGCTCCTGCCTTGTCTTCAAAAGCCCTATTGGCATTGTCAACCAATACTTTCAGTTTCTTGTAGTATTCATCATCCTCTTGAGTCTTTTGGACTGTATCAAGGATTTCGGATGCCACATCAGAAATTCCATTAGAACCTGACATGCCTCCACCGTGACCAGCTTTGTCATCAAATGTAAGAGAGATATACTCTTCTGAGAGAGCATCAAAGACATAGCCAACAGCTTTTTTCTTCAACATGACATCATGTTTCAAGCTCATGAGGGATGCTGTATCTCCAAGATGTACAATTTGACCATCTAACTCATACGCTTCAATCTTGATTTGATCTGTTGGTTTGTCAATATTGCCATTCTTGAATTTGGCTTCACCCCATTTTCTCAATTCTTCCTCTGTAGTAAGATCATTGTTCTCATACTCAGCTTCATTGATATAAGGGTAATTGCCAATGAGGGGGCTGTCCACGGTGACTTTCAGAACCGTGTCTTCTTCTGCTCCCTCTGGCTTGAATGTTGATTTCAGATGTAGTCTTGTGATGATGCTGGAACTGCTCTTATTCCGTTCATACTGCTTCAGGTTTTGATGTGTTGTGATTACTACACCACGATCAATTCCCCGACTCTTTGGAATGTCAATCAGGAAGTTATCACGAATCATCTCACCTTCCCAAGCACCCACGATGGAATGTTTTCCATCCATAAGAATCTTATAGAGTGTTTCATCCTCTGTGGTGTTGAAAGTTCTATTGTCCATGATGTTACTTGTGAAAGAGAATTTCCCAAGTGGCGTCTTGACTGCTGAAATCATAGCATTCAAGGCAATCTGACAAGTTGAATTTGAAACCTTGATAGGACGCACAGAGCGCTTGAAGATGTCTTCTGTGATATGCTGGCAAGTCAGACTTACTGTGTCATCTTGCTCACTGATTTCCTTAATTCGGAATAGTTGCCGGCCAGTGACAGGGGTGGGGGCAATGATGAGCATGTCTTCCTGAAATTTCTTATAAATTTCAGTGTCTGTGATTGGATAATCAACCTTGAGAGTGTAGCTCACGTTGATTACTTCTTCAACTTCTGCTTTTGTTGCTTCATGGAGTGGCTGGCCATTCCATTTTACTGTCTGAACATTTCTGTCTAATAAATATAGAATTATAACCACCCCCAATTCGTTTCAAAAACAAGCGATTGAATGCCAGGACCTAAAACCACACCAACCGTCTTCTGGGCCTGATTAGCGTCAATTGTGATGAAGTCTCCTGACCACTTCACCAAATTCCCTTTCTTATCCAAGAAGCTTGGATTCTGTGGATCATTCACCATCACAGCGCTCTCAGATAGCTGTTCAAGCTTGATGGTTTGTTTTCCAATTGTGAAACTGGTCTCAGATGAGCTGTTTCCTCTAATTGTGATTTTAGGGAACGCAAGTGAGCTACCTTGCAGCCTGAGAACACCATTTGAAGTGAGAGTTTGAACATCATTGTTCTTCATGTATTTTGTGGGGTGACAAACAAATGTCACTTCCACAGAATACATTTTAGTTTTATCTCTCTGAGTGTCAGACACCTTTGTCTGATAACAGAACCATCTTGTGAGCTTGTTCTGTTGATTCTCAAGCCAGAAATTCCTTTTTGAGAGAAATTGGACAAATTCAAGGACTTGCAACTCTGTTGGGTTGATGAGCTGAAGAGTGTATTTCTTTTCAATCGCTTCTCTGTGAGGGTTTGACTGAACAATATATCCACTAACTCCATCATGACTCAAAAGTTTGTCCTTTGAGAGACCAACCTGAATTGTAGGGCCTTCAAGTACAATCACATCAAATGGAAATGATGAAGTCCCGACTCCATCAATTATCAATTCGTTGTATCTTACCATGCAGGCGCTCCTCTCAATTCTTTTTGTCTTCTCAATTCAGCAGCTATCTTCTGAGATACTTTATTAGCGATTTTCTCAATATCAGCTTCTTCTCTAATGATGTTGTCAGAGATGTTGATGTTGATCACGGTTCCTTGTGGATCCATTGTTTGGGCAATGCCTCGACCAATGGCGCTCAAGTTACGTTCATTCAGTGGTAGGACTGCTTCTTTTCCAGCTTCCCCACCAACCATGAGGCTATTCCCGTTCATGCCAAATGCTGTGGGCTTTGTTAAGATCCCACCTTTGGCATACCATTCAATGCCAATGCTTGGAATCCCTTTACCTTTCAGCCAGTCCATTGGGTTCAGTGATCCACTGGCCTTGAAGTGAGGTAGTGGAATGTGTGGCCATTTGAATTGGAAATTAAAGAAACCTTTAATTCCGTCAATGGCTTTTCCTACTAGATCTTTGGCTCCATTGATAGCACCCCCAATTGTGTCTTTGATCCCGTTCCAGATTCCTGATGCAGTTGAGCTGATACCGTTCCAGATTCCTGAAATCGTGCTTGAAATTCCATTGAACACACTTGAGACCGTGCTTGAAATTCCATTCCAGATACCTGATAGGGTTGAGCTGATACCATTCCAAATGCTTGATGCAGTGCTTGAAATAGTATTCCAGATGTTAGATAAGATCTGAGCCATTGCATTGAATACAGATTCAGCAATGCTCTTGATACCATTCCAGATACTTTCAGCGATGCCTTTGATAGATTCCCAAGCGCCAGACCAGTCACCGTTGATGATTTGCATCACAGTCTTGATGATGCCTAAAACTACATTGATAGCTGTTTCAACAACCGTCTTGATGGTGTCCCAGACCGTAGAAATTACTGTTGAAATGTTATTCCATGCCGTTTGAATAAATGGACCAAGAACATTCATGACCGTTGTCACTACTGCTGAAATAGCGTTCCAGACTGTTTCTGCTGTTTGTCTGATCAGTTGTTGATTGTCATTCCACCAAGTTGTTAGGGTTCCCCAAATCTCCATTACAAAGCTTGAAATGGCTTGGACAACAGTATTGATGACTGACATGATGGCATTCCAGACGGTTTCAACAGCGGTCCTAAATCCCTCATTGGTTTCCCACAAGTGCTTGATGACCAGGACTATTCCTGTGACTGCTGCAACAACAGCGGCTATCACCCCAATGATTGGCAATGCAGCAGCTATCAGCCCTCCTATACTCGTTCCAACAGCCACGGCGGCCGCTTGAAGAGCGAGGAAGATAGGGG